ATCAGATACATTTTTGCTAAAAGAAATCCGACCAAGGTCTTTGATGAACATGCGAGAGCAAAAGTTGGGGGTGATGATCATGTCTACAATTTCAGTGATGAAACTGCACCTAATATGACACCTTTTAAAATAAGAGAAACATATAAGGAATTAGGACATACGTATACCTCTGACTCAAAAGATGAAGACTTAAAGGATGAATTTAGAACATTTGAGGAAATAACATTTTTGGGAGCACATCCTGTTCTCATTAATGGTAAATATTGTGGAGCGTTGAAGAAGAATACTCTTCAGGAAATGGTACACTGGACGCGAAATCGTAGTAAGACATTACGTGATGAATGTAAGATGGCGATGGAATTGTCGAGTATTTGGGGAGAAGACTATTATGGATATTTCTGTGAAAGCATTAATAAAGCTCTGTATGAGGCTGATCTTGAAACGGTAGAAATGCCATGTTGTAGTGAAATGCAACGTACAGTTTCGAGTAGAACAGCTGCCTCTGGAGAAGATTTTCCATTTGGCTTTTTCGCCCAAGGACCACCAGTTAATTCATTGGCTAAGCTCAATGAACATAAAATGGTGGATGGAGTGCGACTCAACGCTCATCAACCCGATAATTTAGCCGGTAAGGCTGTTAATGAAGGGGCGATGAATGTTGATTTCGGTACGGAATCGCGAGTGTTTCGAGGACAATTTGATTGGTTGACTTCTGATGTCCCTGGTGTTCCAATTTTCTCGACGGATGTTCCGTTTGGATTATTGGCACTAGGTGAGGCAGATAACGTGCAGAACATGGGGTTTGATCGTTTCGTTTATTGGAAAGGGGATATAGAAATATCTTTTCAAATAAATGCAACACCATTCCAGCAGGGGCTGTTAGTGGCATATTTTGTGCCACTTGCAGATTATCCTGTTGAATTGGCTAACATAACCACTTGTTCTCACGTTAAAATACAACCTGATCAGAGTTCAACTTACACTTTGACGATACCTTATCTCTACTTACGTTCGGTTATGAATACTATAGCTCGATCAACTGAGTCATTGGGGACATTGTATGTGACACCACTATCGCCATTATCGGCAATAGACAACAATACAGTGACCCTAACTGTTTACTCAGCTTTTCCGGGTTCTAAGTTTACTATACCGAGACCATTGGAAGCAGAACCAGGAAGGAACAAATTCTATACTGTTACAGGTTTAGAATCCATTCCTGAAATGGTTTCTTTTGATGGACCATTTGAGGCGCAAGGTAATGTGTCATCTACGAGCATTAGTAATTATTGGAATGCTGGTGGGGATATGCCAATTCAGGACATTTCGAATAACGCAACAGCGGAAGCTCATCAAGATCTTTCAGCTGATGTGAAGGTTCCAATGCCTTTGGATAATCCTCCATTAGCTTCTGGTGCTTTACCAGTTGTTCAACATTTGACATCTATGTCTGCGTCTCACGGCGTGAGACCGACCACGGACCTACAATTGAAACCGGCTACTTTAGCTAGACAACAGATGGAGATTTTTAATCCTGCGGAATCTAAGTTTGAAACTCTTTTAGCACATCAGTGCTTGTTAACCAAATTTAATGTGTCAAGAGAGACACCAATTGGTACAGAGTTGTATAAAATAACTCTTAATACAAGGGCTGGTATTGCAGAAGGGAGAAACATTCCTATAAATATCGCAATATTGAATCAATTCATGTTTTGGAGATGTGATGTGGAATTGACGTTTGTTTCAGTACAAACTAAGTTCCATTCAGTTCGTTTGCAAGCGTTGATGGCGTATGGAGCACCAGGATTGGTTTTGGGATCGCGAAATGTGAATTATTCATCAAATATGAATTTTGCTCCGACAGACGTTGATACAAATTACGTTCATACGGAGGTTATTCCATATAATGCACAAACTGAATTCCTGAGAACATATGAGGGTGAGACTGTGACTGATCCTATCCAAAATTATTCTCTTGGAACGTTTGGTGTGTATTTGTTGAATTCGCTGATTGCTCCTGATACTGTTTCCGGTACTGTGGAAGTTCTGGTTTTCTTGAGGTTTTTGAACCCTAAGTTGGCTGTTCCAAGACCAAATTCTCCGTTTACGTGGAATGGATACTTGGAATATACACCAACTGAAGTGTTTGGATTTAGAGGAAGCTCTGATAATACAGAAGGACGTAGAGCTTATAATTTGGATATACAAACTATTACTAATTTCCCATTTGTTGATTTTACAAGTGGTTATATCCAATGGTCTGAGGGTATCGTTGCTCCGGCTGGCGTTTATAATTTATTGACGCCTAGGAACTTGACATTCTCATTTTATCGTTCAGGACTTGGTTCTATTGTTTTTGAGAAGCTGGTTGAACAGGTACAAATTACTGGTTCAATCATGTATTTCTTGGTTGCAATGGATCCTGTTGATGGAACGATAGCTCCCCATTCTTCATTTGTTATCACTGATGATTTTATTTTCATGACTCCAAATGTTCTTATGTTGGTGCCAGTGGAATCTGACATCACTACCGACATGGAAAGTTACGAAGCCCAAGGTCCTACTGAAACTGATACAGTGGAAGAAGTACATCCGAGTGGAACGGGAGAAAATACCGACCAGGCAGAAAAGATTGTTATGACGAAAGAAGAAACATCGGTTCGACCAAATAAACCATGTAGATGGGAAATTGGTGAGAAATTCGAGTTTACTATTTCAGATGTACATGAAATTGGTAGAAGATACATTAGAGTGATCCCTATCACGAATGAGTCTCTTGATCAATTCGCTGTTTTGACGAGAACTGGAACTGATACAATGATTATGAATCATTTGAATGTTCCAGTTCAACCCCAGAATATGTGGAGAGGATTATTTGCGGCTTGGGCTGGTAGTGTGAAGTTTAGGATATTTCGTAACAATGAGGGATTTCTTCCCCAGGTTATGTTTGTTCCATATTACAACAGAGTTGTGGCACAACCGGGTTTACCGATTATTGACGCTATGCAAGGGTATGAATTTGTTGCTTATTCAAGCGCTTATACATCAGTTTCATCAATTACAGGGCCATTGGCCCGTGAAGTTATGTATCCAATTTCTGGTACAAACTATATTGATGTTTCTGCACCTTTTCAGAGTCATTATAACTTTTGTTATAATTCGAAAACTCAAGATATTGCTCCAATTAGCTCTGGAACACTCGTGATGTCTTATGGGAATGATAGTGTTCCTATAATGTTTACCGCTTTTGGTGATGATTTGAGATTGGGAATATATCGTCCACCGAGGACGACTACTTTCAATATGACGGTCTTTAGAAACGGAATTGGGGGCTTTTCCAATTAAGCTCCAATAAACATCTGGTGCTCAACTATGGTGAGTTGAACTTTTGATTTATAAATTACATATTGGTGGTGGGATTTATTTGATTTGGTTATGGTTTTCTATATTTGGGTAAAAAAAAAAAAAAAAAAAAAAATTTTGATATAAAAAAAAAAATTTTTCCCCATTTTAAACCAGTTCTAAATTTTAAGGTTTGGAAACTTTGATTTTTTCCTTCTTGTTTAATAT